AGGAGGACTCCTGTTAATCCTAAACCTTCTTCAATAGTTAAAGAACCTACACTAGGTGTCATTGTTTGAGCAGTCGGTTGAATTAATGCTCCGCCTAATCCTATGATAGAACCTAAAGTAGAAGTAACAGATAAACCAGAAAGCTGAACTACATCATTTGGTATTACTACAGTTCCAATACTAGCGCTAAAAGATACACCAGTTAAATCAGCTTCTTGAGAAGAAGTTCCAGTAGCTGTTCCTTGTGTTGAAGTTATAGATAGACCAGAAAGTTGTGCTACTGTATTTGGTATTGTAACTGTTCCTTGACTTGAAGTCATGTCCTGACCAGTCAATCCGATAGTCATGTCATTAACTGTCAAAGAACCAACAGAGGATGTTACTTGTTGGCCAGTCAATCCAACTTGCATATCAACCACGGACACTGAACCAACAGAGAATGTAGCTGATAAACTAGTGTCTATTGATACAGGAACAAAAGCTTCGCCTTGTGAAAAAGTAGATTCAAGACCAGTTGGTGTGAAGATAACATCAGGAATGTCTACAGATCCAACAGCAGATGTAATTTGTATACCTGTTAAAGAAACAGAAATAGTTTGATCAGAAAGATCTCCCCATCCACCATCACCACTCCATTGCTGTGCACCCCAACCTGTTTTTAAAGTTGTGTCTTCATTCCAAGTAGCTTGGCCCCAGGTAAACCTGCCCCATCCTGAAGTCGTCGACATGGTCGACCTCCTATGCTAGTCTAATGATTGCTGCTGTGGCGTCGTTTGTAGGAAATTCTATTTTAAAAGTTCCGTTACTCGCTGTTTTATCTCCACCGAATGCGATTGCACAAACAGCGTCAGTTGTGCCTGAACCACCATCTGTTGTTGTGTTATAAATTAATGCAGCGTTTGCAGTAAAAGAAGCTGATGAATAAGTTACGTCAGAAAAATCTGTAAATGCAGTTGTACTAGTTAATCCAACTCCAGTGTTAGTTAGAGTTGCACCACCTGCAGTGTATGCAGTACCTGATGTATTTGTAATTTCTTCTGATGTTGAATAGTCTGTTGTAGAAGCACCTAAAGTTGCAGAACTATCAAATAATGCAAGTTTAAAAGTGTGACCACCAGATGATTCAAAACTGTGTTTACCTTGTAAAAGTTCTTGTTTGAAACTAGAACATATTGCGCTTGTATTTGCCATAATTTATTCTCCTACGGGTTTGCTGAGTTTATTGGTATACGAACAGTGCCATCAGTGTAGTCATCTCTTCGTCTTCGACCAACTTGCTCGTTAGCAAACTTTTGTACCTCTTGTTTATATTTATTTTCATATAAAGTCAACATATCTACTGGACCTTTTAAAAAGCCGTATGCCTCTGATAAACAGCAATATAAGAGCCCATTTGGAAAATTCATGCTAATATAATTAGTATCATTATTTTCTAAAAGATCAGGCATTTTATTGTAATGAACTCTAAATTTATATGTTGTATTCGGTGTTGGTGAAAAAGCTATACGTCCAGAGGTCGTATCTGATTCTCCTGTGCCTCCACCATACATAGCATAATACTTAGGTCTACCTTGAGCTGCAGCTGTTCCTGTTATATCTTGATATTCTTGTAAGTAAGTATAATCTTTTTTTTCTAACCAAACATTAGCTCCTGTAATAACTGAACTTGAGTCATAAACTTGTATACCTCTAATAAATAAAGCTCCTGCTGGTGCGTTGATAGACTCTTGACCAGCAACTAAATTACCAGTTTGTTGTCTTCTTTCTGCATCAATAGGCACATCTCTAAATATTCTATACTGTGAATTTAAAATAATATTTTCTAAAACAGAATCAGATAAAACATTTGAATCTGTTTCAGTATAACTTCTTATTTGTGTTTTTAATCCTGATGCACTTAATCCAGCCATTATTCTTTTTCCTTTTTATGTTTTTTATTTATTTTTTCTAACTTATTGTTATAAATTGGTATTTTTGGTTCTGGAACTTTAGTGTAATATTCTATATGCTCATCCTCTTCTGGACATGCACACTGTTTAATACCTAATATTTTACAAATAAAATTTTTTATTTTTTTAATCATGCTTCTATCGTTACGGGTCCAACTGAACAGCCATACCCGCCTCCTTTTATTTCTCCAACTGTAGCAGTATTAGTGTCAACTGTAAAATGAAAATAGTTTGTTGTTGCATAATCTGTTGAAACTACTGCACCACTTTTATATAATCCTGTTGTTATTGAATATCCGGCAGCTTTTGCAATATTTGATCCCAATATACCATCAAAATCTTGTGGGTTTGCATATTGAAAAACATTACCGCCAGCAGACGTAGTTGGTGGTCCTCTAAATCTATAAGTTGTACTGCTAGTTAATCCATGACCTGGAGAAAAAACATTTATAATTCCAGATCCAGATTGATATGTTTCAAATCCATTTTCAGGTATTCTTACTGTAACAGATGGTTCTGTTCTATCTGTTCTAACATTTCTTAGTGCAATACCATCTGCAGAAATAGGTTTTGGTTCTAACTGTGGTTGCTTTGGTTCAAACTCAGATACATGTACAAAAGCACCATTCCATTCTCTAACCATTTCTCTGTATGGAAATTCCATACCAGATCTATCTGATATTGCTTTTGAATGTTTACCTGTTGCGTACTTTGCCATTATGTTCCTGGGTAATAAGCTTTAGGTGTAATGTATGTACTAGAAGCTGATCCATCTTCTGCTAAAGCTCTAGCTAACTCGTCCTCATAATATAATTTCATTTGTTGAGTTAACTGTGGTTGAAATTTTTGTGAAAGATAAAAAGCTAAACCTGCTGTCATACAAGGCACAAATCTAAACGGTACATCTGTTGCATTTGTATAATCTCCTACATCTTGTATTCTTTTAATATAATAAAAATGCATATCTTTAGATGCATTTGTAGAGTCAGGTGTTGGATAAACGTGCACTCTAACTTTATCAATAAATCTTTCCACCCAATATTGATTAGGTGTGCCTTTTGAAAGCTTGTTTGAAAAACCTGCATAAGTAGACCTATCTACTTTTGTCATAGGTGAATCTGATTGTGTTGTTTGTGTTCTATTTGATCTTAACTGTGCTTCAAGAACATCAGACATACCATAAATTCCATTAGGAGTAGACGTAGCACTTGTGCCATCATCACTAGATCTAAAAAAATCATATTCTGCTTGTCCTTCAATTAAATCTAAATCAACTTCATCTATTTCCCAATAGTGAATACCTCTATTACCCCATTCTTGAAATAAAATGTTAAGAGATCTTCTTGCAGATTTTAATTGATAACCTGCAACGTTTTGTAAGCCTAAACGTTCAAAAGCATCTTCTACTATTTCATCAATAGCAAAAGTTTTATCGAACGTTGCTGTTCCCGACGTTGTATTAGCCATTTACTACGCTCCTGTAATTGTCATGGTAACACTTCCATCTGTACCAGATGTTTGTGTTAATGTTGCACAAACTCCGTTTTGAAAAAGTATACCAGAACCAGGTATGTAAACCTCTAATCCTTCTGTATCGTATTTATAAGTAGCTTTTAAATTACCAGATGCTGCATCTCCTGTTGCTGCCGCATCATGTAAAAGTAAAACTGAACCAGCTTCTCCTCTTCCTTGAATAGAAGTAACTCTTGTTCTTGCTCCTCTTAATAAAGATATAGAACCTGTATCTTTTTGTAAGGTTGTTTGATCTGAATCCATATTTTCTCCTTAAATTAAAATGTGGGGCCAAAGCCCCACATTAATTATTTATTAACTAGCGTCAGCTGAGCTTGATATACCAATGAATTTTAAAACCATTGTTACACCAGATGCTCCTGGATCACCACTGATAACTACTTCTACCTCATCTGCTGTTGCAGTTGATGCAGTTGTAGCTCCACCAGACATTCCTAAAACTCCGTTGCAAGGGAAAAATCCTTTGAAACCAGTTGAGTTGATTGCAGGTGAGATTCCATCTACGAAACCATCAGTATCTGCATCTGTTCCAATGTCAGTTAATGTAACAGAATTAGTAGCTGCAGTTGTTACAGCGATCGTTACACCCATAGGTATGAAATTATCAGGCATTCCGATTGCTGATTCTTTTCCTGTAGTAGCACTGTTAGCAACAGTTACTGTTGCAGTGTACTGAGAAAAAGTCATTTCATTTGTTAAAGCACCAGTAGTTGCACTTTTAACGATTGTTTTAAAACCGTTTTCCGATCGTACCGGTCCTGTAAACGTAGTATTTGCCATAATTATCCTCCTAGTTTTTACGAACGTAGTCTCTAGGCCGTCGACTATACTCGTCTACGTTCTGATTAATTGTATAGTGATTATTTTATATACTAGTTTTTAGTAGAGCGCAAGAGAGCCTGTGATGTGAATTGAATTTATTCAACGATGTAGCTTTTTACTAAGTAGCTACAGAAACTTCGGGCGCAGCATCGTCTATTCTATTTTGCAGATGTTCTTTTTTAGCTTCTGCAAGTTTTATATGGCTAATTACTTCTCTGACAGCTCTGTCAATTTTAACCATATTGAGAGTATATCTACCCTCATTAAGATGCTCCTGCTCCCATTCTAGGTCCAGACCTCTCTTCTTTGTGTAAAGGTCGTTTAGATGTTGTTGCATCTCCATTTATAACCTCCTCATAGGTTATTCTGTTTACTCTTGGATCATGCATTTCTCCAAGAGACTCCCATTTTATATCATTTTTTCCTAATTTGTCAATGATAGCGTCTTCTATGTCTTGAGGAGTATCCAAAGACTTAATTGTAAAGTCAGCATACATTCTATACGCAGATATTTGGATTCTAAAATTCTTCATATTCTCACCAATTTGTATTTATAAATGGGGCCGTTTTGAGGCGGCCCCATAGATTTAGTTATTACGCACCTTCTACGCCGAAGATACCTCTAGGGTCTGATACTCCAAACGAGTATCTTTCTCTAGCTTTGTATCTAACGTTTCCAGTATCGAAATCACCTTCCATTGCAGTTGTCAATGGAGCTCTTGTGAACATTTTC